AATGGATTGTCAAGTACATCATTGCAGAATAGATGCTTAGCCTCCTGATAGGTGAGCTCTGTCGCACTGAAGCATATCATTAGTATCTCGCGTTTGATTTTTATTCCAGCTTTACTTGCTGCCTTCATTACATCATTACTACTATAATACTTATGATAATCCAACTTAGATACTTGCTTGTATTTCTTCAAGCGTTTATCCTGCAGTGCCAGAGTAGCACGCTTCCCTAGCTTTACCTTACGATTAGCATAGAAGTTCTTCTTACCTATATACATAACAGCCTTATCGTTTATAATCGCTGTCATCTGGTAGATAAACCCTACTGCTTCTTCAGGTATCATCTCATCGGTGAACTCAACACCATTATATAACCAACTCATACTCCTTTACTTAACATGTGATACAAAACTACCTGTACACTACTAATACCATAGTCGCGTACAGAATCTGATAGATCCTTTGACATCTGTAGATGAAGATACGGAATTCCATACATCTCTTTGTACTTATGCATTGCTTTTATACCAGCAACATCATCGTCAAATAGAGTATATACCTTCTTATATCTTTTCATTAAATCATGCATGTATTCTTTAGGGATCATGGAGTTCTCACTGTCTGGCGCAATAGCGTCAATACCTTTAAACTTCATGGCCTTAAAAGATAATACATCTTTAAGTGAGCTACAGATTATCAGGCAGTTAGACCCTGTCAGTTGATCTGATGCTTGAATATAATCTTTTACTTTGATAAACTTCTTGCTTGTTTGTCCTGGTTGATATATCTTACAGAGATTACCTTCATTGTCATAATACCCGTAGATACCATGTCTCTCAATAGTAATGACTTCTTCTGCATCATTTATAACGCGCGTCATTGTATATCTCTGTAATGGTTTTATGTTATGTGCATCTAGTAGTTTAGAGTTGATCCCAAATTGTACCCAGAAGTTAGCATCTGCAGTATTCCATGGACGGGTAATTGCTGATGTTACTTTATATCTAGGTTTAGATACAATACCTTCATCACCAAGTGATATCGACTCAATATGTCCATCTTCAAGATAAGTTGTATAATCATTAATGATCTTCTGTATAGCCTGACCATATGTAATACTGTACATCTCAGATACTAATGCTGGACCATTACCTGACTTACCACTTGAAAAATCTTTGAACTTATACTGTTTGTCTTCATTACTGTAATATATACACATAGACGGTGTACGTTCCTGTTTGAATATTGAGCGCATCTTTATACCCTGGCCTGTAAGCTTTTCTGTAAGATTTAGATAGTGCTCAAATACCCATGTACTTGGTACATCCTCAATAAAAAATATTACTTTCTTTGATTTCAGCATAACATAAAATAAATAAGGGGGACTGTTACATCCCCCTGTATTTAATTAGATATCAAATCCTGTATCTATGTCGAATGGCATATCATCGACGTTGATGTCAGGCATTTCTTGTACCTCTGATGGTGCCTCAAAGTTCTCAACTACAGGAACTTCTACTTTCTTAAAGTGTTTAGCTTCATCATACTGTACAATTTTCTTAGGACTGATCAAAGATTTGTAAGCATTGATATATTTGTTACCATCTTTCTCATACTTTACAAAGTGCAAACCAGTTCTTAGTTTACCATCTTTTTTGTCAATGTATTGCTCACCACCAATACATACCTCAAGATACTTATCTTTAAACGGCATGTCAGCGTTGAATGCTTCAATCCATTCTTGGATTGTTTCATGCTTACCTTGTGCTGCTTTAAACCACTCAACACAATCTAGTTCAATACACAGACGAAGTAGATCTTCTAGCATTGCTACATCACGTTCTACTTCTTTACCTTTACGTGCATCATACTTTGTACGATATGCAAATGTGCTATACTTCACATTACCTACAAGGCCTTCATGTTTTGGTCCTTCAGGATCTTCAGAGTTGATTGGGTAACCTTCAAAGTCAGGTGTTGGTTTTGCTGTTTCCATTTTCATTACTAAGAATAACCCATTGTCTGGACGCCAATGCTCATCCCATAGTAAGAATTCATTAATCTTTGCTTTGTAGTTACCTGGTACAATACCTTTGTATCCTCCACCCTTGCCTGCTTCTCCAGAGCCAGGGATTTTGATGTCAATACTTAAACCCATTGTTTAAACTGTTAATTAATCAATATATACTTTATTCCAGTGAGCAACGAACTCACCATCTACTAACTCAGAGACAACGATGTCCTGATTTCTTAAATGAACTGGTCTTGCACCACAAGCTACATCATCCTTAGTTTTAAATGTCAGGATGTTTTGATTGCCTTTGCGATACAGATATCCAATGGCATCTGATTGCGATGATACAATTCTCTTAATCTTACCTGTCAAATCAAGATCCATGGAGTTAACTTCTGCTCCTGCTTTCTCGATCATTGCATCTTTAACGTGACCCAAAAGAATAATTCTTGGAGCTAGCGTCTTGATATACTCTATCGTTTTTACAATTGCATCTCTTAAATAACCATAGCCTTGACCATTAGGTAAGTTAAGAACAGTACCATACTTAAACTTTGCAGATTCTGGATCCCATGTACCATCAGCTTTCTTCTTAAGCCATGTTGCTTTACCCATAGGTGTGTTCATGTAAAGCTTCTCTGCTTCTTTAACACACATGGCTTCTAATGCAGTGATTGTATCTACTGCAATATAATCATATGGTTTACCAGCATCAATGATTGCTTTACCTATATCACGTATCTCATCTACTGAGTTTGCTTTTAGTTTCAAAGCATCTACATAATCTGAACCTGATTCTAGATCTAAGATCAAACAGTTAGGTATCTCAGCAATTAAGCTTGTCTTACCTACCTTTGGCTTAGAGAATATAATCAGATTCTTTGGACTCTTTGTTTCAGCAGATACCTTTGCTGTAGGAAGTACTATACTCATCTTGTAACGATTTCATTCAACCACTTCTTTCTGCTTACAGGCTTCTTCAATAAGATAGCTGCCAGGTCTCTGATAGTCATCTGCTCAATGAGTGGATCCTCATTAGGATTAGGGATTGCCTCATCAATATCAAATGCTACAGATGCAGGAGCATCCTTATTGAAATATGCATCATCAATAAGTTCTAACTCCTCTACTGGCACTATAAATCTAACGTTACCTGTATCAGGATGTGGATCAGATTTCTTATACTCTGTAGCAAAGTATGGATTGTAGGTCCACTTCCATAATCTGTTCTGTGGATCCTCTGAATCATATCCTTTGCTTACAAAGTGGGTATAGATATCCTTACCTTTTGCAAAATCTTGCTCGAAGAATGACACAACCTGTTCTGCTTCACCCATAGGAATATAACATATCCTTGGTATGAACAGTGGATTTGTCAACCCAAGCTTCTTAAACTTCTCCTCGTGGAGCTTCTTAAGATCTTCGATCTTTTCTTTTGTTGTTTTTTCTGTTACCATTTTCTACATTTTACTTTACTTACTTTTTTTAACTGTACTCATTGTATGACGAGGTGGGGTCTCCATCTCTTCAATCTCCATTGTCTTATACTTTGCTCTGAAAAAACTCATTCTGGTATCTCCGTTTCTACACTTTATGAAATGAAACACTAACACTGAATCATCTTCAATGATATATCGATCTGGTCCATAGTACTTGATAAACTTCTTAGCTGGTCTATTGATTCCTATTACTAGGTCTGCATGCTGTAGTAATGCATCAGCTCCAAATAAATCTGTCTCAAGTATGTAGTTACCATACTTGCCATCTTCATTGCGCTCATGCGATTCTACTTGTCTACCCAGCTGACTTAAGATTATGAATATGATTGGGTACTTTCGTTTAAGCTTTGTGCAGGTCTCTCCTAATAGATAGAGCAGCTCATGCTTGTTTACACCTTTGATTAAGATAGAGTGGTCAAGAGTAATAACTGTATTACAATATATCTTAACTCCATCTTCTACTACTGAGTTGCTCTCTAGATATTTTACCACTGTGGACTCGAACTCTTCTATGCTAGGTGGCATCTCTACCTCATCTACTGGTAGTTTAGATGCTTCTATAGCATACTCTTTACACTTCTCGAAGTCAGTCATTGTTAATGGACCTTCATCTTTCTTACCTGCATTAGATAAGTAGCGATAAGATTTCTTTGCTACACTGGCGAACTCTCTTAATCTGGACTTCTCTGATACCATTTCAAGTGTGAACTCAAGGACCTTAATGTTCTGTCCTTTGTTCAACTTAAAACCTTCACGTATGATTTGATCTTTGATAAGTGTCTTGCCTGTGCCTGGTCTTCCTCCTATGATAACCATAGAGTTCCATTCTATACCATCTACACCTGCTTCATTGACTTTATCCCATGGAGTTCTGTACGTTTTAATTGTACCCTCCATTCTTCCTTTCATGTATTTTAGAGCGGAGATAAACCCCTCTCTCCTTGACTTCCAAGGTAGTGCTGCTTCTTTCGACATGTCATTTTGGTTATGAGGTAAAGATAAGAAATATCTACAAATTATACAACTTTGATTGAATAATGAGTATCATTTTCTTCATCATCTGATAGCACTATCTCACAGTAATTAGCTAAGTCTGATGACCACGTCTTATCCTGATCCTGCTTACGTATAAAGTACTGCGATGTCCTCATATATTTGAATCCTTGTAACTCAAATTCATATACATATCTTTCTGTTGCTAGCATTATTGTCTCCCAATCGTAGTCAAAGTTATCAAAGAACCATTTGAATGCATTCTTTAAGTTACTAAGATTAGTGCGCGCATACTTACCAGTTGGTAACTTACCAGTTGGAAACATCTCATTATATGTTTTGATATTCTCCTCGTAGTTATCACCTAGCTTTTTAGCTGCAGCATTCTTAGCTTCATGTACAAACAATCCTTCTATCTGTTTGATTAGCTTCTTTGCTTTCTCAGTTATGATTAACTTATCGTCCTTAGTTACAATAACGTACTCATTGTAAACTAATGCCTGCAGTTCAAGTGCTATGTTTATCTTCTTTGTCTGGATGTTATCATTCATACATGCCAGTAGATAATACTGATTAGGACTTAAATCCTTACTTGAAATGATATCGAATAACTCTTTATGTTTCAGCATGTTACTAATGTATTCGTATGTAATAGTACTGGGGCAATGTTCTAGTATTATGATGCATCTCGAAGTCTTTACTTGACATAATCCATCCTACTTCTTCTGCTACATTTATAAAATCTTGAATAGGTACGCTGTTAGGATTGAAACCTTTCTCCTTGCAGTACTCCTGAAACTTATGATCATTCTCGATCAAATAAATCTTCATGTCTTTGTTTACCATTTTATGTCATAATTATATTGTTGTTTAACTGTTTCTGTGGTACGTTTGAATACACCATTGCTATACCACAAGCCTCCCTCGTTGTAGACGGCTGAAGCTGGATGACTACATGTAAAAATAAAGTTGTTATCTTCAGAGATATAACTGCGCCATGACTGCGCAATTTTACCCATAAAGATATATGCTAATCCTGTCTCCTGATTTAGCATATCAAACAAGTACTTCATAAATGGTGCCCATAGTTTAGTATGTGATCCAGGTGTACCTATTGTCGTAGTTAGTGCAGTATTTAGCATTAAGATACCTTGATTAGCCCAATCCTTAAGATCATATGTATGAAAGTGCTCTATAC